GACCTCATCTGGGTCCGGAACCTCACCAACAATCTTTTGGATTTTACGCTGAGTAGCATGCAATATGCTCTCAACGGCCGGACGAAATTGAAATTCGCCCGACTTCCAGAGGTTGAAAATGAGATTAGTCTCACGACATCGCTGTTCGCCCTCGAGGAACTTCTTCACAGCTGCAAGCTTCGCATCGACACCAAGCGGCAAGGAGGGCAACTTCTTTAGGAGCCCAACACCTGCAACAAAGTGCCGATAAGCTGCAGCGTTAGTGAAGATGGCTGGGTCAGTACCCAGAAGAACATCAAAACGGCGCAAATCAACAAGCGCTGAATAAGGTTCATCTGGCCCCAGCCGCGCGAAGAACTTTTTCGCGAGTTCCGATGCGAGTTTGAGGGTGGTCTCATCGCAGGCCTCTTCATCCCAAGTTTTCATAGAAAACATACTACCTCCAATTTAAGGAAGGTTGGCACAGAGGTAACACCGACTTAGGTCGGTGCCACCAAAGCGTCAATAAGGTCAGGGATGACGCCGGAAGTCGCAGCAGCCACACTCGTGGAAACATTGTTACCAATGTTAACACAGAGTTGGCGGCTGAGGCGACGACCGGTGATCGAACCGCGCTCGTGGTAGTGCCCATAGATACCGGTGGTATCGGTATAGGCAACCCGCGGAGCGGCCGTGTAGCCAGCTGCGTTTCCACCACTGACAGACTCCATCACGGGGACTTCGACACGGAAGTCCGTGTTCCACACACCACTACGCTTCGACTTACTGAGCCGAAGTGTCGCGGTAACCTGAGCGTAGGTGGGCAATGAAGCCACCTGTTCACGCCAGACTGCCACGATCGCACCGGTCTTCGGGTCCTTGGACACGTCGACAGGGACGAGGATGTGTTTAACAGGAGTTGCAGCGCCGTCATAGACGACAATGTCGGCGATATTAGCCATTTGGATTCCAGTTTAAAAAGGTTTATAAACAGTGCGCTAAAGCCCAAGCTTTTCGAAAGCGGGCTTGAAGATATGACTCTTCTTGGTGATAAGCGCAACGGCTTCGAGTGCGTGCGTAAGCATGACCTCAGACTTCGGATGAAGCAAAGGCTTCATTCTAGGAGGAGGGACAGCGAGCACGCTACTGATATTTCGTTCAACCTGCACTACGCTGAGGGAAGACGGAGATATGGGCGATATAGAATATATCGAACCAGTTCCGTAGTCCCCAATCTTAACGCGGGTAGTCTGGGTGCGACAAAATCGCGAACCAGATGTCAGTCGACTAGTGTGTAACGCGGTAAGATAATTACCGACGTTAAACCACCAATCGACAACAAACGAGTAAGGAAGGCGTTCCCAAAGAATACTTGGGAGATCAAACGCGCCTTCCTCGTCAGTCAGCTCATTAGTATCGATGTATGCGATAACCTGTCCTTTTATGGTCGTGGATCCACGTTGGGTCCAAAAACCATGACTAGGGCCGGCGACCGATGCCTCGATCTCACGTTTTGCTGAAACTCTTATTACCCTTGCACGGGCTGCCTTATATCCATAGTGACGCGCCGCATCGATGACTGAGTCAACGAGCGGAATTACGCCAAACATGAATAATAGGTAGTTATCACTGGCCGTCTTCAATCCACGAAGACCTCGAATGTGATGAGCGGAAGATCCGTTCAGAGCAACACGAAAGGCCTTGTTGATATCGCCGGCGACCAGACTCTCACCGATCCTGCGAAAACGCCTAGCGTTATCGCGGATCATGCGGAAAGTCTGATCGGCTTCTGCGAGGGAGACTCCGAGATGGAAGCCAACCCCGCCGTCAAGTTGACCTTGGACTTTGTTAATTAACGATATCTCATCGTTATTGTTCCAGGTCACTGATGGGTTCACCGAACCAAAAGCACCAGAAGAGGAAGAGAACTCACTACCCCAGTTTCCTGGGATATTCCGATAGGAACACGTCCCGTGTCTTTGAGACATAAGACGTAGACTATAGGAGTGAAGCTCTGTCTTCAGACTCTTACGCCACTCAGCTTTTTGCTTATGATAAGCATGGAGCTGAAGGTTATACGAGTCGCGCATACTTCGCCATCGGGAGAGGAGGTTGTCCATGTGGGCAACACGGTCTCCCTTTCTGAGGTTTTGAATCCCAGAAGAGACGACGAAGTCATGAAATGAACCAGGAGAAACTGGTTTCACAGGTCGGCTAGACCCATGAGACCTGTCCCCACCGGACCACCGACGCTCGAAATACAGACCGACTTTCCCCGAGGGGATCGTGGTTGTTAAATCCGATAGTATGTGGCCGGTTGTCATCATTTCACCTGTTGGAGAGTAGAAAAATACAACAGCGTCGACGACGC